TAGATTGCTTTTAAAGTATAAAGACGATATTGCACCTACATGGGAAGAAAGAGATAGAAAAAGTTCGTATGAATTTGTTATCACTCGTTCTGATGAAGAATTAAATGAGAAAAAACAAAAATACGATTCTAAGAAACAAGCTTTCAAACTTTATGGTAAAATTGAAGATGATAAAGAAAAACTTTTAGGAGTTCTTAAATTACTTTCTAATAAACCAATTTCTAAAGAATCTAGTTTAAAATGGTTACAAGCTAAAGTTGAAGAATATATTGATACAATGCCTTCATTATTTGTAAGTGTTATGAATGATGCTGCTTATGAAACTAAAATATTAATTAATAATGCAGTTGATAAAGGTATCATTAAGATTTCAGGAAATAAATACTCTACTTCAGATGGTTTAGAATTATCTATGCCAGGTCAGATTCCAACATTTGATAATGCTGTTAGATATTTAGATGCTCCAAAAAATCAAGAAGTACGAGCAATTATAGAAGCTAAATTAGATAAATAATTATGACAGTTCAAGAATTCAGTAACCAGTTTGATATTTTATATAATGCTATTGCTACACAATCTGCTCCAGGAATTGACAGTTATGAAAAATCTGTTTATTTAACTAAAGCACAGTTAGAAATAATTAAAAATTATTATGACCCTGCTAGTAATAGAAAACAAAAGGGTTTTGAAGGAACTGAAAAAAGAAGAAGAGATTTAAATGAATTGGTAATACCTTATACCACAAGTATAGCAATTGATGATAGTTATAAAATTCATCAAAGTGCTAGATTTTATCCAGTACCTGAAGATATATTTTTAATTGTTAATGAACAAGTAGAAATTACTTCTTCAGATTGTCTTAATGGTGTGAGTATAAATGTTAAACCTGTAACTCATGATGAGTTTAATACTCAAATTAAAAATCCTTTTAAGACACCTAATGAAGCAATTGCTTGGCGATTAGATTTTTCAGAAAGAAGTAATCAAAAAGTTGTTGAAATAGTATCTCCTTATAATGTAATAGGTTCTTTAGAATATAAAATAAGATATATAAAATATCCAAAACCTATTATTATTGAGAATTTAAATACAGTATTTCCTGGTGAAAATTTAACAATTGAAGGATTTAATACAATTCAAGAATGTGAATTAAATAAAGAAATACATCAAGAAATATTGGATAGGGCTGTACAATTGGCAATAAGAGATTATAAGCCACAAAATTTAGAATCTAAAATTCAATTAGATTTGAGAAATGAATAAATAAAAATTATTGTTTAAAATTAAAATTAAAAAATTATGTTTGGACCAAGACAAGTTGGTGAATTAATTGTTGGTAATGCGTATGCTACAGAAACAACTGTACCTACCTTTATCGCATCTGCAACAGACAAAGAAATTAAAGTTTTATCTAAAGACGGTACTGTTGTACTAGCTAATAAACCTTTCTTTTTAATGCAGAAAACTGAAGGTGATGCTTCTAAAGGACTTAATTATGAGTTCTCTGATGTTATTGATCCTCGTAAAGTAGAAAAAGTAACTTTAGCAACTTATGCTGCTGAAGTACAAAAAGCTGTAAAAATTGATGGATTTGCTGTAGCTGGTACAGTTGCTGCTCAAAGAACTTATGAAGTTGAAATTAGACTTGAAAGTGATTTGTCTCCTGAAAATTTTGAAGTAATTTCAGGTTACTATGTAACTGGTGAAGTATTAGGTTCTGATACTGCAACAACTGTTCGTGATGGTGTTTTACTATCTTTGAATAAAAATCTTGCACGTAGAGGAAATGGAGAATTTACTGCTGTAGCTGATGTTACAGGTATCTTAGTTACTTCTAAATATCAAGATAATATTCCTGGTAAAATTCCTGGAAAAATTAAAAGATTTGAAGTAACTGGTAAAGTATTTAACAATGTTGCAAATGGTTATAATTCTAACTTAAACTTGTTAACATCTACAACTACTGTAGCTGGAACTCCAGGTAATGGAACAGGTAAATTTGCTACAAACTTTGAATGGTTTGTAAAAGGTTACAAATACGATGCTGATAGAGGTACTGGTTATCCTGCAGATTTTATGGATAGAATTCCATATTACACATCTAAAGCAGGTCTTTACAATACTATTCAAATTGTATATTTCAGTTCTCGTACTGAAACATCTGTTGAAAGACAATATAAAGTGTTAACTATTTTAGTTGATAAAGTAACTAATGTAGTTGCTAACAATGCTGCTACTAACTCAGTTTTAGCTGATTTAAGAACTGCAATTGGTACGAACGCTACAGTTCCTGCTAATTTACCAGTAGTATAATTTTACATAACTTAATTAAAAATCTAAGGGAGTTGAGTGTAAACTCTTCTCCCTTTTTTTATACATATGATACAAATAAATAACTTATCAATAAGTAACGATAAAACAAAACTTTATGTAGATGTTGAAACTAACGAAGGAGAAACTATTACATCTGCAACATTATGGAATTACAATACATTTAAAAATTATTCTTTAGGTATTAGTTTAAACGATAAATTAGAACAAGTAAATAATAAAGAAATATTTACTTTAAATGCTTCAGAAATAAACATTTATTCTTTTGATGGTATTTACTTTGTAGAATTTACAACATCATATGTAGATGAAGGATGTTCACAATGTCAAAATTCTATAATTGGAATTGCTGCAAATTTTAATGATATTAATGAATATATTTTAAATTTAATTTTAGAATTAAACATATGTATTCAATGTAATAAAAATTTAGATGAAATTATTCAATTAAATTTAACATTAGATGGAATTTGTACAGCATTAAAATTAGGATACTATGAGGAAGCAATATATTTATATAGAAAAATTCTAAAATTACTAGGAAGTAATTTAAAATGTACTAATTGTTCTAAATTAATAAATCCTACTTTAATTAATGGATTAAATTTTGGAACTTTAGATAACACATTAATTTTAATATAATGAATACAGTAACAGCATCTCAAACCTTAATTGGTAGTTTACATAAGAGTTTTGATTTAGCTTCTTTAAATGGAAATTTAAAATTAAAAAATCTTTATCTTTTAAATTTAATTAATAAATATATATACGGTTGTGGTTCAGCAATAACTTTTAATCAAAAACAATATTTATTAAATTTAGCTATCGCTATTGAAAATTTAGATAAAAATATATGTAGATATAGAGAACAAAGAAGTCTTTATACAAATATTGTAGGATGTAAAAATTGTAAAAACGTTAATCAAAGTGATTATGTTGTTATTAATACACCTCCAGAAATAAATGATGATGTTATAATAACTCCAGCATGTTTATACCCAACAATTAAATTTACAACTTTAAATTATTTGTGTGGAATGGTTGGTATTAAAGTAACATTACAAAATTTTACATCAGATTCTTCTTTTAACTTTTTAGGATCAGCAGTAGCTTACAAAAACTTAAAAATAACAAGTTTACCAATATCTGGTGCTTTAACATATAACGGTATTCCTATTGTGTTAAATCAAATAATAGATTTACAAGACTTTGATGCAATGAATTATACACAACTATCTTCTTCTGAAACAAATAAAGATTCTTTTACTTTTCAAGTTAGTTCAACAGAATATCCCGATTGTTATTCTAAAGATGGATATATTGAATTAAACATATGTGATTTAGATGAAGAAATAGGAGGAATAGATCCAGTAGATGATTCTATTTATGATAATAACTATAATGAAAAATATTTATAAATAAAATGACAAGACAACAATTAGATAACAGTATAGATACAAGTATTACTAATGTCAATACTGTAAACGGAATATCACCTGCTGCAGATGGAGCTAACAGAAAACTAATGATGAATTATGTTGATGAAAGATTAACTCTTTCTTATGCAATAAGAATAACTCAAGGAGGAACAGGCCATCCTTATGCTGATCCAGTTATATTTGATAATTTTCAAATAAATCCAACAGACAATACTGCAGTTGTATATAGAAACGTATCT